ATTTAACAAAATTATTAGAAGTAAATAACCTTGAAAATTTAGAAGATATGTCTATTAATAAGGCAAGTGAAATATTAAGTAAATTATTTGCAAAAAAGGAGGACAAGTAATGAATAATTTAATAGTAAAGGAAATGGAAGAATTTAAATTAAGACAAACTATAGCAGATGAATTAATTTTAATTGACAAGGAAGAAAAAGCATTAAAAGAGAAAAAAGAAAAGATAAGAGAAATATTATTAAAAGAAATGGAAGATAAAAATATCTTAAAATTAGAAAATGAGAATATTAGTATTACTTATAAAGCACCAACAGAAAGAGAAACATTTAGAACAGCAAAGTTCAAGAAAGATTTACCTGATTTATATGATACTTATGTAGAATTCACACCAGTTAAAGGTTCATTATTAATCAAAATTAAATAATGCAAACTTGGACTATAGGTAATTATGTTATAGAATATTGGGAAGATAGTCATACATATTTAGTTAATGGAATTATTCTTCCCTCTATAACAACAATATTAAAAAAGAAATTTGGAAATAAGTATCAAGGGGTAGATGAAAGAATACTTGAAGTAGCAAGCCAAAAAGGTACTGAAATGCACCAAGCAATTCAAGATTATGAAGAAGATGGCATAAACGACCTCAATAATAGAGAACTTCAAAATTATATATTTTTAAAGAAACATTATAAATGGCAAGTAATAGCCTCAGAAATACCAGTAATCTTGTTTCTAGATGATGTTCCAGTAGCAATAGGAAGATTAGACCAGATAATAGAAATGAATGGTGAAAGAGGCGTAAATGACTTTAAAAGAACAGCCACTTTTGATAAAGAATATGTAGCATATCAGACTAATCTTTATAAGATAGCCTATGAACAAACATACCGCATGCCTTTATCATTTGTAAGTGGTACACATTTAAGAGAAGAAAAAAGAAAGTTCTATAAATTGCCAGTAAATGAAGAAATGGCAATGAAACTAGTAAAAGAATATTTGGAGGATAAAAATGACACAAAATGAAATGATAATTAAATACCTAAATGAACATGGTAGTATAACTACTTATGAAAGTTATTCAAAGTTATTTATAACTAGGCTTAGTGCCAGAATATTCGACATAAAACATAAGTATGGAATAGAATTTGATGAAGAATGGATAACAAAAAAGAATATTTATGGTAAACCTTGCAGTTTTAAAAAGTATATTCTAAAGAGAAAGGAAGAAAAAGATGTATAGATTTAAAAAAGAAAAATTTGATAAAATAAAATTAAATCAAGCAAGAGTGGCAGAAGAAGTTGGAATAACTAGACAGTATATGAATAGCATATATAATCAAGCAACATTATGCAAAAAAACAACAGCATATGCTATAACAAAAAGCATAGATAATAATGCTGAAATAAAAGATTTCTTTGAAGAGGTAAGATAATGAGTATTAGAAGCAATTTTTGTGAGTTTGATAAAGAAACAAGAAAGTATATAAAAAAAAGAGATAATAATAGGTGTGTCTTTTGTGGAAATAATGGGGCTTTGCAAATAGCACATATATTCTTATCAAGGGCTCATGGTGGTAAAGGTTGTAAAGAAAATGGTGTTATGTTATGTATTAAATGTCATCAAGCATTAGATAATGGCAAAGACACTTCATTAAGAAATGAGATACACACATATTGCGCCGAATATTTAGTAAAAAAAGAGAATATAACAAGTATTACCGAGTTAATGAAAACACTTAAATATGATAAAAAAAATAGTCTTAGAGAAAGAATTATAATATCAGAAGAGAAAAAAGAAATAAAAGATAGATGTAAAAATTGTAGATTATTAGAAAAAAGGCAAGTAAAAAGCAATTCGATACCTACATATTATTGTAGATATAGAAAAATAAGAATAACAAAAAACACAGAGGCTTGCAAAGATTTTAGGAGGATAAAATGAAACCGGAAAAGATAAGTAAATATCAAATGTGGAAATTAAAAAAAGAATTCCCTACAAGTAAGACTGAAAGAGAACAATTAAGAATATTAAAAAAAGATAAACAAGAAGATATAAAAGCATATTTGATTATAATTAATTTATTAGTCTTAGCAACGATATTAATTTATATATTATATCTAATGTTAACTTATAAGTGGTAAGGAGGATTAAATGTTTATATTATATATACCATTAATTATATTAGGGGTTATTGGTATTATAGCAATAATAAATTTTATTCTAATGATAAAGGAGTGGAAAGATGAATGAGGAAGTAAAAGAAACTATTAAAATCTTACAAAATAATTCATTAGTAAAAAGCGGTTCTTATGAATTTATAGGAGACAGCGATATTACTTATGCTGAAATATATATATTATTAAAATTCATAGAAGAATTACAAAAAGAAAACAAAAAACAAAAAGAAGTAATTGATAAAGCAATAGAATTATTAGGTAATTATAAACATTATTCAATACCAGATGAAAAACAAAATAGTGATAATGAAGATTTAGTTAATAATGCTTTTGATATTCTAAAAGAGGTGGAATAAATGAATAAAGAATATGTCTTTGTAGGAACTGCACAATTAAAGACTAGAGATTATATAAATCAATTAGAAAAAGAAAATAAAGAATTAAAAGATAATTGGAATAAATTAAGAGAATATATAGGTGCTGAATGGTATTGTTATGATAATGAGAGTGTCGAATGTGAAGTTGCAGGAGATATTTTAGATAAAATGCAAGAATTACAAGGAAGTAGAGAGTGATGAGTAAATGACTAAATTAGTAAAAATAGTTGATAATAAATATGTTCAAATAGAAGAACACCTAAGTCCAAATATCTGTTTTAATACAAATGAATATGATGATTTTGAAAATTATTGTACTTTAAGAAAGAGATTTGACCCATTTGAAATGTTCTATGAAAATCAAAAATACAAAGAAGTAATAGATAAAGCAATAGAAGAATTATTAAAAATTTATCATTCATTGATTATTGATACAAGCAAAAATATTATTAATATTTACAAAGAAAGGGATAAAAAAATAGATTGTGTTGTAAAAATTTATGATGATTATGTTGAATAAGGAGGAAAAATAATGGAACCTCATAGAAGAAGAGAACTATTAAAGATAAGACAATCCTTTTTAGAAAGGTATAAACTTGCAAAGCAATTTAAAGATAAATTTTATACTGAATATTTTGCAAAGCAAATAAGAGACATAGATGAAGAATTGAAAGGAATAGATAGATAATGAGCCAAAATAATGAAAGAAAAATATTAAGAGAAAAAGAAAAAGATAAATTGAAAGAAATACATAATACATACAATAGAAAGCCAAAAGAAATATGCCCTAAGTGTCATAAAAAAAGTTTATTTATGACTAATAGTAAAAATGAGGTATATTGTATAAGATGTAATAATTTAGTTGCAATGAAGAAATAATTATGTTATAATAGTAGGCGGAAAAGTAGGAGAACAAGTAAAAACTAAATTATTTTCTTTTAAATACATATATTACCATAATTATATGAGCTGTGTCTTTGTTCTCCCTTAAAATCTTGAGAAATTATGAGTTTGTCTTTAGTGAGTTTGATAGTTTCTAACTTTTTTAGAATTGGAGGATAAAATGAAATATGAATTTATTAAAATTGATTTAGATACTTACAAATTAGTATATACTAGCAAAGATAAAAAAGAAGTATCTATTGAGTTCAAAAGAACAATTGAAATGGCTGAAAAATTACAAGGAATAGTAGCAACAGCAAGACTTAATATGTATAAAGAATTAAGTAAACAAGGAATAACAAAAAATGACCTTATTATTAAAAAAGATGATGGAAAAGGTCATATAACTTATGATGAAACTAACTATCAAGAATATGAAAAATTCTATATTCAATTAGAAGAGGCAATCATATTAAATGAAATGATAGAAAAATTATTCGGCAAGAACATAAAAGACTTATTTGATGATATGGGTATTGATAACATACCAGAGGCAGAACAACCTATGCAATTACAATTATTTAGTTCTAAATTGGGAGAGATTATTAACAAAGGGCTAGATGATACTCCCAGTGAGGGAAATAAAGAATAATTATAGCAAAAAAACAAGCAATAAAACAATATTTTGCTTCGCTTATCAAGAAGATTTAGACCAAGCCTATGCCTTTTATTGTAGTAGATATGAAAACATCTCATATAAAGAGTTTATGCAATTAGGTTTTTTTGAATTTAAAAAGAAATTAGGAAGTGTACCTAAGACTGAACCTTTGTATGACATTATAAAATCAAGAACAATAAATATAGCAAGTATAAAAGATAAAGAAGAGCGAAAATATTGGAGAGAATTAAGAAGAATTAATCAGATACCTCAAATATTTATACCTACAAAAGAAGTATTTGATAATTTAAAAGGAAGATTAAAAGAAACAAGTCAATTAGGAGGAAAATAAAAAAATGGAAAGAGATTTAATTAAGTTTAATAAAAATATAACAAAGGTAACAAAAGAAATAGTAAAATATGAAGATGAAAAGGGAAATTATATGTTAATACCTACAGGACAACTATTATGTAATGTAGAATATATGGAATTAGATGAAATAAGTTATAAGAAAGCATTATTTGAAATGATAATTGATAAAGATGTTGAATATAATAAAATTACAATCACTAAACCTGTAGATAAATATACTAAGACTAAAAATGAAAAAGACAAAGGTACTATCATAGATGCTGAAGTAGAAGTATCACAAGTATGGGTAGTTAAAAATGGTTTAGGTTTAACAAAAGCATATAATAACAAAGAAAAAGCAATTGAATATGTTGAAGGCTTAAATAAAGAAATATTAGAAATGGCAGAGGTAAAATAATGATTCAGGTATATAAAGAAAATAAAAGATTAAAAGAAGAAATGGAAGAATTACAAGTACGATATGATAGACTGCGTAATGCTGATAGAAGGGAACAATTTAATTTTAGTTATTATAATGGCAGAATTGACGAGTTAGAAAAAGAAATAAACAAACTAAAAAAAGAATTAACTGAATTATATGAAAAGAATTATGAATTAGCAAAAAAACTAAATAAAGAGTAATTATGAAAGATTAAAAGATATAATTAAGTAGGTGGTAATAATGGAAATAATATATAAAAATATAGATGATTTAATACCATATATAAATAATTCAAGAACTCATAGTGAAGAACAAGTAAATCAAATAGTTGCAAGTATAAATGAATTTGGCTTTACTAATCCACTATTAATAGATGAAAAAGATAATATTATAGCAGGGCATGGCAGATTATTAGCAAGTAAAAAGTTAAAAATGGAAGAAGTACCTTGTATAGTGCTATCAGGACTTACCGAAGCACAAAAGAAAGCGTATATAATTGCTGATAATAAAATGGCTTTAAATGCTGGATGGAATGAAGAACTTTTAAAATTAGAAAGAGTTGGATTTTAATTTAGAATTAACAGGATTTAATGTCGATGAATTAGACGACATATTTCAAGTTGAAGAAGAGCAAGAAGTTATAGAAGATGACTTTGACATTGAGCCGCCAGAAGAGCCTAAAGCAAAATTAGGAGATATTTATCAATTAGGAAATCACCGTTTAATGTGCGGAGATAGCACAAGTGAAGAAGATGTTGCTTTGTTAATGAATGGTGTTAAAGCCGATATGGTGTTTACAGACCCACCATATAATATTGCTTATCAAGGGGTTAATGATAAAAGAACTATTAAAAACGACAAAATGGAAGATGATGAATTTATAGATTTTCTTCAACAATCACTTATGGTATGTGATACTACTTATGTATGTTGCAGTTGGCAGTATGAACATTTATTTAAAAAGGCTATGACTAATTTAGGAATGCCACCCAAAGCAATGATTGTATGGAATAAAGTTAATCCTGCTCAACATTTAGATAAATATTTTAAGCAACATGAAATAATATTTTATTATGGAAAGTTTGGTGGAGAAAAAACTTTAAGAGGAGATATATGGGAATGTAAAAGACAAAAAAATACAATACATCCTACTATGAAACCTCTTGAATTAATAGGAATGGCTTTAGAAGATAATCCAAATAAAAAGATAGTGTATGATGGATTTGGTGGTAGTGGTTCAACATTAATTGCTTGCGAACAATTAAATAGAAATTGTTATATGATGGAACTCGACCCTAAATATGTTGATGTAATAATAAAACGATGGGAAGAATTTACTGGTAAAAAGGCAGTATTAATAAAAGAAGGAGAATAGAAATGATAGAAAAAGTAAATCCTAGTCATCCAGATAAAGTGGCGGATAGAATAGCAGGAGCAATAGTTGACCTTGCTTATACAAAAGAAGAAAATCCTAAAGTAGCAGTTGAGGTACTTATAGGACATAGAAATTGTACGATAATAATTGAAAGTTCAATTAAATTTGATGAAAGAGATATATTTAAAATAGTTGGAAGAATAACTGGAAGTAGTAATATACATACTAGACTAATAATGGAGCAACAAGATAAACACCTAGCAGAAAATCAAAGCAAAGAAATAAGATGTGGAGATAATGGAATATTTAAAGGTGTCCCTTTAACTGAAAACGAAAGAAAAATATCAGCAATAGCAAGACATTTATATGAACACTTTCCTTATGATGGTAAATATATACTTACAGATGAAAAATTAATAATATGTCAAAGTAATGCAACAAATGAAGAAATAGATAAAGAAGTATTATGTGACCAAGAAAAGATAATAAATCCACTTGGAGAATGGACTGGTGGTACTGATGTAGATAGTGGAGCAACCAACAGAAAACTAGGTTCAGATATGGCTCAAAGTGTTACTGGTGGAGGATTACACGGAAAAGATTTATCTAAAGCCGATGTATCAGTAAATATTTATGCTTTCTTAAAAGCACAAGAAACAGGAAAAGTAGTAGAATTATGTTGTGCTATTGGAGATAATACTATTGATGGTAAACCTTATAGTGAAATAGTAGAAATAGCAAGAAATTACATAAATAAAATTGGTGGTTTTGAGAAGTTTGCAGAGTGGGGATTATATTAAAATAAAAAGGAAGTGATATTATGGTAAAAGGAGATACGCCAGCACAAGATAAAATTGATAAGAAACAATTTGAAAGTTTATGTGGGCTTCAATGTACCTTATTAGAAATATGTGATTTCTTTGATGTTGAAGATGATACTTTAAATAGTTGGTGCAAGAAAACTTATGGGACTACATTTTCGGAAGTATTCAAGATAAAAAGAGGAAAAGGACAAATATCACTTCGTAGAACTCAATGGAAATTAGCAGAAAAAAATCCTGCAATGGCAATCTTTTTAGGTAAACAATATCTAGGGCAAACTGATAAAGTTGAAGCGACTGGAGAAATGAGAGTAATGCCTACTATTAAAATGGAAGTAGTAGATAATAGTAAATTGGAGAGTGTGTTATATGATAATAAAGAATAATAAAAAATGTATTATAAAAATAAATAGTGTAAATGAAGATGGTTGCGAATATTGTAGAGGAGAAAAAGATATATCTAGTAAGATATTTGAAGATGGCTCTACATATAGTGATACAATTATGCAAGTTAGAGTTGCAGAAGAACCATTACAAAAAATAAAAGTATTAGAAGTTGCACCAGTTAAATACAAAAATGGAGAACCATCAAAAAACACATACCACGAATTTTTAATAAATTATTGTCCTATGTGTGGGAGAAAGTTAAATGATAATAAAGAACACTAATGTTATAAATGGGAAATTATGCAATAATAACAAATATCACAATAAAAAAGTTATATATAATGGAATAAAGTTCGATAGTAAAAAAGAAAGAGCCAGATATATCACTTTAAAACAACTAGAAAAAGCAGGAATAATAAAAGAATTAGAACTACAACCGAAGTTCTTATTATTAGATACAATTCATTATAAAGGCAAGACATATCCTAAAACCTATTATAAAGCCGATTTTAAGTATTTTGATAATGAAAAGGGCAAATATATAGTTGAAGATATTAAAAGCCCTATAACGGCAAAAGACAAGGTATATAGGCTTAAAATAAAAATGTTATTAGCAAAGTATCCTGATATAGACTTTGTAGAAGTAATATAGTATAATTAATGCAGTGGGAAAAGTGTTTTATAATTTCCTTGCATGTTACCTTTATAGGTAGCATAGAATATATATATATTAAATTCGGTTAGGTGGAATAACAGGAACTGGGAATTATCATAGGAAAAAATTAAAATACCTAATTACTATGATTTAAGTACAAAAGACTGGTTTATATATATTCTATGGCACTTATGAGAGTAAGTATCGGACTTAAAAATATTAATTTCGTAATAATGCTACTTTTTATAGGTAGCATAGAGTAGATATATAAAATGTAATGGTGGAAGTGCTAGACACAATATTCCGTGTGAATATTCTCTGCTTAATTAGTAGAGGTCAGGTTGGATGCCTGTGAGATAATATCAAAGTTATTATATCTATTCTATAGTGCTTATAAATACTAGTAGTCTATAAATGTGTTCCAGAATGGAGTAAATCAATAAATTGATGTAGAAATCATCTTTATAGACAATAAGCACTGCTGGTAGGTAGTATACTGATGATATATCGCCTTGTTGCGAGGTCAAGTGATAAATACTAGTAATGTCGAAAACATATGCAACCATTGGGAAGTTTTATATCATTAGTACAGTATCTATTAAGCAGTACACTGATAATATGCAAGTGTAGGTTAGGTTCGCCAATGAGGCACTATATTTCTAACAGGCTAACTACTTTAGAAAACTAGACATATTATCGGTGTAGTGTTTAATAACACTGAAAAGAAAAAGGAGGTGTCAGAAATGGCAAAAAAAAGTAACACTGAAAAGAAAAAGGTTGATGTTATTAGTTTAGATAATAAGCCAGTCAATCCCGAAGTTCAAAAAGAACCTGTCAATATTCCTGACAAGTTCGTTAAAGTTATGCCTAATACTCCAAAAACAGCAGAAAGTAAAATCAAATTAAATAATGGAAGAGTATATAAAGACTTAGGCAATGGCTATGGTATGTATTCTGATAATGGACAAGTATTTAGACTTAAATAGGAGGTAAATATGGAGTTTATTAAATTGAGAGAAGATAGATATTTAATCAAAGATAGTAATGGTTTGATTGTATCTACCGAAGAGAAACTAAAATTAGAAAAGAAAGAATTAATCATTAAAGATATAGAAAGCAACGAGTGTCAAGGAAAGACTACTCAAAGAATTGAAGAAATAGATAGGGAGTTGGAAAATGGAAACAAATCTAAATCTAACACTATCAAAAAAGCAAAGTCAACTACTAAATGATATACTTACCCCTAATCTAACTGAAATATATGTATTAGGAAGTACGCAAAGCGGCAAGACCTTTGATATATGTTTAGGGTGTATCTTATATGCTCAAGCCTTATATCTTTATAATCCAAATGAAACTTATTTTGGCTCTATAACCGGTTGGAGTTTGGAAACATTAAAAGGTAACATCTTAGAGCCTTTAAAAAAGTTTCTAGATGATATGAAGTTAAAAAAAGGAAGAGATTATATATTAAGGTGGCAGACTGATGAAAAGTATCTGGAAATATACAATATTAGATATTATTTCTTTGGTTTTAACAATGTCCTTGCATTCAATAAGATACTAGGTAAGCCTTTGATATTTGAATGGATAGATGAAAGTGCTAGAATATATTCACAGGATAATTTAAGAGAGCCATTTAATGAATTCCCAGGCAGACAAGTATCTTATGCAGACCATCCTTATTTAAAGACTATACATTCATTCAATGTTGAGGGAGGGGAAAACCATCCTTACAAAATTGACTACATAGACAAGAAGCCTTACGCTAAGCATTATTCTTTTTTTCCTTATGATAATCCTAAGATAAAAACAGAAGAAGCAATGCGAAAGGTATTAGAAATGTTCCCACCTGGAAATCTAAGAGAACAAAAGATATTCAATAGATGGATACTTGCTACTGGTAGAGTATTCAATACTATAAACACTATAGATAATCTTGATAATTATGCTTTTAGAGAAATAGGAATAGGAATAGACTATGGCTCAGTCCATGCGACAGCCTTTGTACCAATTGCCCTTGCTTATGATAAAGTAAATAAGAAATGGGTATTGATAAGGTTAGAATACTACTACCATAATGCTAAAGAAGAACAAGACAATCCTACAACTGAATATTTTAGCAAGCAATTAAGATTATTCTTATTGTATCTAAAAAGTGAGTATGGACAAGTGCCTATTACCACAATGGTATTAGATAGTGCAGCCGCTCATTTCCATAATAGGTTAATTGCTGATAATATATCACATACATTAATCAATAAAAGTATGGATAATGTAGTTGAGGGAGTTCAATATATGCAATCTTTGTTTTATAAAGGATATCTGCTTATATATAAACAAAAAGCAATTAAGCATATAACTGATAGTGGCGAATTAGTTTATAGTGGTAAAGATGATGGGTTGCTTGAATTAGAGAGTTATAAATATGACCTAAAGGCAAGTGCTAAAAGTGGTAAAGAAGCCTATGTAAAAGAATTTGATGACCACATAGATGCTTTAAGGTATATCATAATAGAGTTTAAAGAAACTGATAGAGCGCCAGTAGTATAAAAAGGAGTTGAATATATGGAGATTAGATGCAAATCTACAAAAAGATATTTGTTTAAGATAGAAATTGAAGAATATTATAAAAATCTAAAGAAAATGGGAATAGAAGTAGAAACTCCACTGGTAATAGAATATCCTTGCCCTAAGTGTAAGATGATAGAAGTATATGAAATATATCCTACTCATTACATACATATTAGAAGTTATAAAAGAGATGTTGACAATAATAAATAATTATGCTATAATTTAAGAGATAGAAAAGTGCGAAAAAGTGTGTCGTAAACATAAGAAGCATATAGTTAAAGAGATGACTATATGTTTTTTATTATTTATACACATAGAAAGGAGTTAAAAATGAGAACTCTAATAAAGAAAATAAGTACCATTTTTATTAAAATTATCAAGGAAATTGTGAAAAAAATACAAAAAATAGCAAAATTATTCCAAAAAATACAAAATAATTGTAAAAATAGGAAAAAATGGACTTTGTATTTATATTTAAATGGTCAATGCATAGATAAAAGAAAAATAGATAAAGACTTTGCTCCTATGGGTAAGTTCTATATAGTAAAAGTAAGAGGCATGAAACATTTACTAGGAACTAATAGAAAAGTACAAATAGTAGTTCAAAGCTATAAATATAAATTGACTGATGAAAAGAAAAGAGAGGCTCATATTGAAACTCTAATATATGAGGGAGTTGATATTAAATGAATAATCAAGTAAGATTGAAATCAGCATACAACTATTTAGAGGCTCCATATATAAGAGTAGAGGCAACAGTAACTCAACCTGGTATAACTAATGGAAAGCCTAATATTTACAAGAAAAATGACTATATAATTGCTCCTAGTGGTAAAAAAGTTGCTACATATATAGTTAATCAAATATTTGGCTCAGATTTGGTAACACAGACAGAGGGACTATCAATAAACTGGTTAATGCCTACACTTAAAGAGAGCCTAGAATTAGCAGTATATGAAGAAGAAAGTTTTATATTAATAAATAAGTTTGATAATAAGATATATCTAGAGTGTATCAAGAAATCAGACATACATAATTTGGTACAAAAGTATGATAAAATAATAAGTGGCACTATCATACAAGAGTTTGTTACTAAAGAAGATATATACGAACTTCATAGAAATATTAAGTTAGAAAATGGTATTACTTATATGACTATGGAAGCATTTAAAGAAGATAAAGGCGGCAAGTTAATACCTGTTGATTTAGGAACATTTAATCTAAGGACTGGTAATGAATACATTGCTAAGTACATATTACCTTATGAAAATCTAATTAATATAGATATAGGTCAGAATTTCTTTAAAGATAGTAAAAAATTCTTAAATGAAGAAATGGAAATATTTAATACCTTTGTTGATGAAATAGAAAAGACCAAAACTAAAATAGTAACAAGCCAGCATTATCAAAGTGGAGATATAGTAACTAATTGGCAACCTGCTTCTAATCATTACAAAGTAGATACATTATCAGTAGGTAAATTAGCAGATTACTTTACTTTATTACCTGGAGATAAAGACCATCAATTATTTGAGTTTTTACAAGGTAATATTAGATTTAATGAATACATTAGTTCGTTTAAGTTTTGTGATTATCAAGTAATTCAAATGGCTGGACTAAGTCCTGCAACATTTGGATATGAAAAAGATGCTTATCAGAATGTTGATAGCATAGATTTAAGTAAGAATAATTCTGACATGACTATTGAGGCAATAAAGACACAAATAGAGCCTCAAATAAATCATTTACTTGAAAATGTTGTTAAAGCACAGCAAGCGAACAATATACAAGTTAATTTAATACCTACTGAGTTAAATTGGGATTATGGAGCAAATGAGAAATTCAATGATATGAAGAAACTTCAAGTATTAGGAAGAATTCAAAGTGTTGGAAGTGTTCCATATAGCATAAAAGCTAAAATAATAATGCCTATCCTTAATAAGTTAATTGATGATGACTATGTAGGTAAGAATAGTAAATTAATAGAAGAATTAATCAATGCGAATAAAGAGGAAGAAGAAGAAATACAAGTTAAGTTTGGAGAAGTATAATGAAGAAAGACCCATTTAGTTTATTTATAGAAGATAGTGCTTACTATTCAAAGAACGAATATTATAAACTAATGTACGAAACTAAACGAGTATTCTTCGATTACCTATATAAGAATAAAACTCTAACAGAGTTCAAAAAAGAAACAGCAAAAATATGGGAAAAGGTAAACCATAAATATATGGCTGAAAGAATAAAAGAACTTGAAGATATGATAATGGCTAGAGATTTAGAGGGAAATAAGATACTAAACCCTGATGCTGAATATAAACAAATATATGAATTAGCAAGTGAAAAAGTATTCCAAAATGTAGAGAAAAAATATAAATATAATATTGATGAATATTATAAAGGCAGAAGAAAAACAGCAAACAAAAGTTATATAGATAGAGAAAGTTATCTATCTAAACTAGTAACTAAATACGATGAAATACAAGCAACTATTCCATACCATAATAAAGATGGAAGTGTAAGAAGTTGGCACAACATTGCTGATTATAATTCAATGCTTTATAACACTAATCTTAATCATGCAGGATGGAATAGAACGATGTACGATGCTAATTTATTAGAGAAAGAACTTTTATACTTACCAGCCCATACATTTGCTTGTCCTTTGTGTATGCCTTATCAAGGAAAGGTATATGACAAAAATGGAGGAAGTGGATATACTTCTGATGGAATTAGATACTATCCACAAGAAGAAGCAATCGCTGGTGGTGTAGGTCATCCTAATTGTAGACACCAATGGACTATATATTGGGATAAAGACCAAATACAAGAGAATGATTATAATTCTGATGAGTGGCAAGAAGATTATGAAAAAAAGCAAAAGATACAAGCCCTACAACTAAAAAGAACTAAATTAAAAAATGATAAAAAAATATATGAGAATTTAGGAAATGGAAGTGAGGTAGATAAAACAAATGCTAAAATAAAAAAAATAAATGCTACTATAAAAGAATTAAATAAATAGACCAATTGCTATTAAGTCTATAAAAGGTTAGCAGTCGCGACACACTTTTATCACTTCTAAAAAAGGAGAATGATAAATATGAATTTTGATATTACTAAATATCTAAAAAATAAAGAGATTACTATAAGTAATGATGACCTAGATATTTCTGCTATGGAAAAAGACCTTTATAAAGGCTATACAAAGAATAGCGATATTCCTAAGCCAGATTACTCAGGATATGTAAAGAAAGAGGATTATACTAAACTTCAAGGAGACTATACAAGTCTAGAAAATAACTACAATAACACCGTTAAAACTTTAAGTGAAACAAATGATAAGATGACTAGATTAAGTCTAGAAAACAAACTTGTTAAAAAAGGATTTAAAGAAGAAAATTTTGATGAAGTAGTTAAATTAAGAAATAGTCTTTATGCTGATGAAAAAGATGATGATAAAGCAATCGAGGGAATAGTAACTAGATTTAAAAATACATATTTCCCAGAAGCAGAAAAGAAGAATAACATACCATTTACACAAGCACCTAATGAGGGTGGAATAAATGGAAATAATGCTAATACTGGTAAAGATATAAAGATAACAAGAGGCACCAGTATTAAAGATTTAATGATACCTGTAACTAAATAATTTTAGTTAAATATAGAGGAAAGAAAAGGAGGAAGAAATTATGAATTTTACAGGAGTAAATTTAGACCTACAAGGTTTAATGAAAAGAACTTATGCTAATTTACTTTACAATTCTCAATTCTATAAAATGCTAGACAGAAGATGGTTTGAAGTTGGAAGAACTGGCACTCCAATTATTGAGATTGTTAAGCAATTAGACACTGCATTAAATGTAAGAAATAATGTAGAAATCGCACAAGGAGGAATAACAAACGAACTTGCTACTTACAATTCAGTAAAAGTTGACTTAACTGAATTACCTATGGATTATTCATTTAGAGTAAGCCCTATAGTAATGGGTAGTGGTATCGAAAGAGCAATTGAGGGACAAATCGAATTAAAAGAGGCTCAAATCTCTAGACAAATCGATGTTTATGGCTTTAATAAATTAAATGCTGATATTACAGGACCTCAAGATGGCTCAATGGCTTATACAGATGGTCAATGTACTAAATGGGCTCCATCAAATGGAACTGAAACTATTGAATTAATTAATGATTTAAAATCTAAATTATTTGATAGAAACATCTATGATGGATACCTATTAGGACTAAGTTCAACTGCTTATGCTTACTTTATCTCAAGTTTAACATCAATTCTTAAATTTGAAACAAGAGCAGGTGTTGAAGGTGTTGATATGGGACAAGTTGCTGATGCTTATGGTGTTAGTGTATTCCAAATCAATAGTAATGTAATTGAAAAAGATAAAGATGGTAAAGATACAAATGTAGTAGGATACTTTGCTAATGAAGTTGGTACAGTTGGTGATACATTCTGGAGTTCATTCGCTCAATACAATGGTAATTTCCCTGGATACCCAGGATATTTCGTTGTTGAGGGAAATGTTATGTTCGGAGCAAAAGTAGTAAGACCTGAAGCAGTAATTAAATTGGTTGAAAGCCTACCTGTTGTATCTGCAGGTTCATTCGATGCAGGAACTCATGAACAATCATATACTCAAGTTACTCCATTCGGTGGAACTGATGTTGATAAGTTTGAAGCAGCAGGTTTGCCAGCAGGATTAACACTTAACCCTACAACTGGTGCTATCACAGGTACACCTACTGAAGCAGGAAATTATCATGTTTCTGTATATGGTATTGATAAATATGGTAACTACTCTAATGCTTATAGTGGCGATATAGTAATTGCCTAAATAGAAATGAGGTGGGAAAATGCAGTTTTTCACAAAAGAGGAATTCGAGACTAAATATCCCGAATACTCAAATGCTGATATTTCAACTTGGCAGATAGAAGCAGTAAGTGAGATGATTTTCTCACAAGTAGGCTTAATATATAGGGATGCTAGTTGGGATACAATTAGTGTCCCTTTGCCTATTAAAAATGCTTCTATGGAACAAATGAGGTTCTTATTAGAACATGATATTCCATTTGTTGATTTTGATAAAGATATAAAAGCAGGAACAATGAGTTCCCCTTTAAAGACTGATTATTCTACTTTAGCACTAAGAATACTTGCTAATAATGGATATCTATATAGAGGTACACCAATGTCTAGTAATATGGCTCTTACTATACCATTTGGAGGCGAATAAAATGTTTCTAGTGAATGGTATGAAAGCAACATTAAGGCAGTTTAATCGTGATGAAAATGATGAAGTATTTGATGATACTAATTACAAAGAAATCACAATTAAATGTTGCCCTTATGATTGCGAAAGTGCTATAAGGTTCGGTATTTATACAGTGCCTGAGGCTACTGGTTATTATCAAGTTGGAAGACTTGTTGATGTAAAAGTTGGAGACCAAATAATTTATCTAGGCAAATATGCCGATAATAAAGTTCATACAGTGTTAAAAGTTCAAGATAGTTGGATATTTAATAGAGTAGAGAATAAGATTATAGTGGTTAAATAATGGCGGATAATGTTAAAGTAAATTGGTATCCGGGAAAGAAAAAGGAAGTATTAGAGGCTTCTGATAAGATAATGTATTCAATAGCAAGGCAGACACTTGATAGAACATTTCCTCATATTCCTATGTCAAGAAGAAAAGGAGTAGTCCACATGAGACAAACTTCAATGGCAGCAGGAGTTAGGGGAAGTAATGGAGATTATTATATAGGTTCTTATACTGATTATGCTAAATATGTATGGGTTATGCCTCGTAATACTAATTGGACTGAGCCTGGTACTTTTGGCAAATGGTATCAAGAAATATATACTAAACAAAAGAAGAGTATTGTTGGAATTGCTATAAAGGAGAATGAATTGAAATGACAAGAGAATTATTAGAAAAGAAACAATTAATCTTAATTAAATATCTTCAAAGTATAGTTAGCGGTTATACCACTGATAAATGGAAAATAAAAGCCGAATATTCAACAAATGATAATGATAGTAGGGTAATAGTCGTACAAGAACAAAGCGGGCAAAAACAAGTGTTCTATGGCGATATATTACCTATGTATAATTATTATATGATTGACATATATGGACTTACAATTAAAGAGTGTAAAGAATTATCTTTATTAATAGGTAATCTAATAGGAAAATCAGAAAGAATAGAAGTTGAAAATAAAGAAACTAATAAATTGGAAAGGTGGCAAATTATATTTACTCAATATGTTAATCCACAAGCAATAGAGTATATGGATATCAGAAGAGTTGGATATAATTCAACCTTACAATGTATTATAAGTAATATTTATGAAAAAGATTTATAGAAAGGAAGTGTAAATATGAATGAATTTTATGTAAATAATAGAGAAGTCATCAAAAATTTAGGTTTAAATACTGGTACTAGTGCAGTACCTGCATTTACTGCTATGTGTACTACTACTGAGGTTGGTTTAACTACTGATTTCGAGCAGCAAGACTGGTATGTGTTCTGCGATGCTATTCAAAGAAGTATAATCACTGGTGCTGCCATCTCTATTGACACCACTGTTAAGATTGATATGAATAATGCTTCTATAGTTAAAATATTGGGCGATATTCATACATTAATCAAAAATGGTACTGTTGCTCAATTCAACAATCAACTAGTACAATTTGAATTATTAACAGGAGTTCAAGAGGGAGCATTGACTTATACTAAGTATAAAGTGCCTTGTACTTTGAACTTCAGTGATTTAGGCGGTGCTGCTGAAGATAGTGGCGAATTCGCTTTGACTATTGTTGTAACTGGCAAAGGAGAAGTTGTATCAGAATAAACCTATAAGGGTTGGGTTAAAAGCCCAGCCCTTTATTTTATAATAAGGAGGTGGAATAAATGAATGGAGGAGAAGTCATCTTCAAGTTTAAAGGAGATGATAAAGACCTAGAAAAAAAGACTAATGGTGTCGCCGGTAAATTGAAAGCAAGCACTGTTGCTATTGGTAATTTAATGTCTAGTGCTATTGAAAAAGTAGGTAGTTCTTTATTAGGACTTGGTAAAGATGCCTTGCAAGGTGTTGCTGATTTAGAGCAGAATATCGGAGGCGTAGAGACACTTTTCAAGGATAGTGCTGACACAGTAATAGAGAATTCTAAAAAGGCTTATACAACAGCAGGAATAGATGCTAATAAGTACATGGAACAAATAACTTCATTTAGTGCTAGTTTATTGCAAAGTCTAGGTGGAGACACTGTGGAGGCAGCCAAAGTCGGCGATATGGCTATTCAAGATATGGCAGACAACTCAAACAAGTTTGGTACTGCCATTGAGAATATTCAAAACGCTTATCAAGGTTTCGCTAAGCAGAATTATACGATAAAATTAATGTCTGCTTAATTAGTGATAATTAAGTAAGTGTATGTGAACCTTATCAAGGGTGTGAGATTAAAATATAAGTAGGAAATGACTTATTGAGATAATCTTGCTAACTGGGGAAGCCTAAGTCCAAAAGATATGGTTATCCAGTGCCAAGCCTAGAAATAGGAAGGTCAAACGACTATGAGTTCGTTACTCAGTACAATATCTATTGATACGATATTGGAAGTGCATACTATCTCAAATACATAATATCTAACTTGCAATAATTTTGTTTATATGTTATAATTACTTTAGGAGGTAATTATGGAATATTACAAGAAAATTACAGGTTATGAAAATTATTCAATTAGTAATTTAGGAAATGTTAGAAATGATAAAACTGGTAGAATATTGAAAGTTTATAAAAAAGAAAATGGATATTTACAAGTTCAATTAGGAGGAAAGACAGTACCTAAATATATACATAGATTAATGGCAATAACATTTTTAAAACAAGAAAAAAACAAAATACAAGTTGACCACATAAATGGAATAAAAGATGATAATAGACTTGAAAATATTAGATGGGTAACAGTTAGTGAAAATTGTTATGCTTATGGTTATAAAGAAAGAATAGAAAATAGAAAGAAAAAAATTATTGCTACTAATTTAGATGGCAGAGAATTAATATTTAACTCAAGAAATGAAACAGCAAAATATTTTAAATGTGATAAAAGTCAAATTGAATATGGAAGATATTATAAAAAAGGAAATAAAAAAAATTGGAAGTTTGAGATAAAGATATAGTCTAATCCCACTTTTAAATAAGTGTTAAAGTACTAGGAAACTAGGGGTGTAAATGGTTAGATAACTTAAAATTAGGTTATGGTGGTACTAAAACAGAAATGGAAAGATTACTTGCAGATGCTGAAAAGATATCAGGAGTACATTACGACATTTCTAATTTAAATGATGTATTTAATGCTATTCATGTAATTCAAGGAGAATTAGATGTAACAGGAACGACAGCAAAAGAAGCATCTACTACTATAAGTGGTTCAATAAATAGTGCTAAGTCAGCATTTAGTAATTTCCTAAGTGGTGCAGGTGGAATTGAAGAAGTAATAAGTACCTTTACTACTGCTGGAACAAATATATCAAATGCGATAGTAAAAATGGCACCTCAAATAATAACAGGGCTAACTACTTTATTGAATAATCTAGTACCTTTAGTTGGTCCTTTACTTCAAGCAGTATTACCAGCACTAATACAAGGAACTTCAACATTAATAATGGGGCTAGTACAAGCATTGCCTAGTATTATTCAAATATTAATGGGTATGTTGCCTACTATTATTCAAGAATTAGCAAATATGTTGCCAGTTATACTTACTTCATTAATTCAAGGGCTAGTCATGATTATTCAAGCATTAGCAGAACAAATGCCTGTATTAATACCAGTCATAATAGATGCTATTCTTAGCACCATACCTATCTTAATTGATAATTTACCTTTATTCATAGAGGCTGGTTTTAAATTATTAGGTGGTTTAATTGCTGGTATATTAAATGCTATTCCTGTATTACTAGCAAGAGTAGGAGAAATTGGTGTTGATATAATTGAATATTTTAAAGGAATGCCTAGAATGCTGTTGGATTGTGGTAAAAACTTAATACAAGGTCTTTGGAATGGTATTAAGTCTGCCAAAGATTGGGTACTTGATAAGATAGCAGGTATAGGTAATTCAATAATGAAAAAAATCAAAGGAATATTTGGAGTACATAGTCCATCAACAGAATTTGCTTGGATAGGTAAGATGAATATGGTTGGTTTAGAAAAAGGTATGGAAGATATGAAAGGACAAGTTAATTCAACAGTCGGAGGAATGTTTGATGATATGTTTAGTTTATCTCCTAGCCTATATGGAAGTTCAAGCACTAATTTAAGCCCACAAGTTAATGTAGTAGTGAATAATAATATGGAACAAGACCCATTAGGACAAATGGTTAATAATATTAAGACATTTAGTGGCGGTTCTAAAAACGATTATAATTATGGAATGGGAGGAGCATAAATATGAATAGATTAAAAATGTTAATAAACGATGAAGAAGTAGTATGTAATAAAGAGTTTACTATAACAGAAGAAATACTTACTACTTCCTCTACCATTCTCAATAATTGCTATCCAAAAAGTTGGGAAAATGACAAAAATTATACATCAAGATTTTATTATCCAAAAGATTATTCAAAATGCAAGATATATAAAGATGATGTACTTGTTTTTTGTGGAGTAGTGAAGAATTCGGGTAATATAAGCCTTAATCCTAGATATCCTCACTTTTGTAGTTTGCAAATATTAGATTTCAAGACTTTACTTAGTGAGGGCGAGACTTTAGATTTTGTTATAAGTAATAAGACCATAACAGAAGCAATAGAGATGATAATAGATGCCATCAAAGATTATGGCTTCGTGTTAGGAAATATCAATATATTTGGTGCTGATGATATAATTGGTGCTTATTCAACACAGAATAAAACTGCTTACGATGTCTTTCAATATTTAGCAGATATAACAGGCTCTAAATGGTTTACAAGACTTATTGATGAAGATAAGGTTGCTATTGACTTTTATGACCCTACATTAATGACAAGAGGAAAGAATATTGAATATAATGTTGCTTGGTTTGAAGAAAATAATATAAATGATATTTCTTTCAATTATGGAAGTAGAGATTATAGAAATAAACAAATAATGCAGTCAGATGAAGTATATGCTAGTATAAATTATACAGAAATATTAATTGCTAATGGATATGACAATAACTTCTTAACAAGTTCAAATATAGGTTCAATAGCAAGTATATCTGTAAATGGTGTTCCTAAGACATTTACAACAAAAACAAATAAAGATATAGGAATAGATGCAGATTTCTATTATACACCAGGAAAAAATCAAATTGAAACAGATGCTAGTTATATTGCTGGTACTCAAATACAAGTAGTTTATCAACCTCTTGTAAAAGGCAGACAAATAGTGTATAATAATGATGAAGTAGATAGAATAGCAAATCAAACAGGAAGAAAAGGCATAATATCAAGATATGAGAATAGAAATGATGTTCTTTCAAGTGCAGAACTTGATAAGGTAGGGCAATCATATATTAAATATAAAGGTAGTGCAGAAGTTAATTTAAAGGTAGTAACTGATGATAAAGATATTTACAACATCGGACAGATAGTACACTTTGATGCTCCTATTGAAGATTTAACACAAGATTATATGGTAAAAAGAAAAGAAATAAAGGTAATAAACACAACAGACCAAGAAAAGATATTCTATACTTATGAATTATCAAGTTCGTTCAATAGTGAAATAGCAATAAATTGGTTTGATAATCAAAGAAATAAGGCAAGCGGCAATATTCAAGAGGGCGAGAGTATAACAAGAAATGTTGATATAGAAAATTCGGCAAATATTATATATAATAATTTGACTATTAGTGAGATTACTGCTATTGGAGATAATGTCTTAAATTGCACACTAAATGCTCCATTTAAAAGTTAGGAGGTAATTATGACAGAAGATTTTAAAAGTAAAATTATAGCCTATTTATGTGGAAAATATGAAGTACAAACTGGAGAAAATAAGCCTACTATAGAACAAATAAAAGAAACAACTAATAACTTCACTGATAATTTAAAAGCAGAATTAAAAAATCAAGGTCATGAAGTATATAGATTATACATATATGGCTCAGTACAAAGTAGGAATGCAAGTGATGAGGGATTAGACAAAACATTAATTTATGGCGTTGTTGATGATATAAATAGAGATTTAACAGGCTATATTGCTATCGTAGATGTTAATTTCAATTTAATACAAGTAATTACAAAATATTCAAGTGGTGTAAATATAGATAGATTGCAGAATTTAGAAGTTGATGAAAAAGGTAATTTAATGGCAATAGAAAGGCATGGAGCAGGAGTAGGAACTTTAAGATTTCTTTTACTAAACAACCCTACTGTTAAATTTCCTAGTGACACAGAATATAAATTAATAATTAAGAAATCTTATGAATTTCCTAGTAATTTAAATAATTATAATTATAATTTCATACGAAGAAGAATAGGCGGAGGTAACTATTTGTTTGGAGGAACAAATACAACATCAACAGGAAGATTGCCTATTGCAGTGGAACTTACTATAAATGTAGGAACAGAGAATGATTGGAAATTGTTTGAGGGTGATAGTAGTTTTAGTGGTAGTGTTTCTTATGCAGTAATCGATATATGGCAGAATTGGGACAGTCAGAATAATCTTGATTTCCAAATGATAGGTTTTGCAAGTGATGAAAAACTAAATGTATATAATAAAAGCGGTGATAATATTTCACTTACTTCCATAAAAATTATAGATTATAGCGAATCATTCGTTAGGTCTATAGCAAAAATAAAACAAAAAAATAATTTCTATGCTATCATACATCAAGTAAAAGATAGTGGGCCGAATACAGACTTATATGCTCTATATCAAATATTTAATATAAAAGATGGTGCCGTAGTAGAAATATACAATAATCAATTCATAATAAATAATTATACAGATGGACAAGATTATGGTGGCTTAGGCATGAGTATAAGAGGCAATGATGTGAGTATATTTATGTTGTGTTTTACAAACACCTCTACATATACATTATATATAGGAAGAATAGCAAATAATCAAGTTTATTTAGTTGAAAAAAGTAATATTAATCAGCCTATTCCTAATCCGATAGTTTTTTACAATGTAACGAAACAATTTAATTTATATAATTATCAATTCCAGTTGTGGAACAAATTATATTCAACACTAGAAATATATAATGAAAGCAACTATAATGGATTACCCTATCAGAATTTAGATAGTATGGTTCCTAATTCGGGAATATTATATAACAATTCAAATATACCAATATTTGCAAGAAATTTATATAATAAAACAATAAGTGGGCGAATAACGCAAAGTACCATTGAAGTACCTAACACTTATTTGAATGATGATATTATATCAAAAGAAAACTTGTTAGGCAAAACTAATTCTATATTAATAAGTAATTCAAAGACTATCGTTAAAAATATTTACGAAACATTAAACATAAATTTCATAAATACTTTGCAAATAAAAAATGATAATGATGAGAGTAATTCTATACTTAATCCAATAGGAGCAAGTAGATTAAATAATAGTATATCAGAAACTGCTGATTATGATAATACTAAAGCATTAAAATTAAAATTCAATTATTCTGATAGCACAAGCAATACAATACAATTAAATCCTATACAAATAGATAAAATTAGCGATACAAGTTATATGTATGACTTTGATATATATGTACAAAAAGAAATAACAGACTTGCAAATAATAAGCAACGATGAAACTACAGTTTATCAGACTATAATTTCAACATTTGAAGTAGGCAAGTTTTATAATATTACTCAAATGGTAGAGATAGTATAAAGGAGGAAGATAAAATGGCTAAAATAACATATGCAGATAAAGTAGCATTAAATGTTAACTCTGATATAGCAGATGTAAATAAGTGTAATGCTAGCGATTTAAATGAAATAAAAGATGTAGTTAATACAAATGATGATAATATGGGTTTATTAAGTAATCTAACGACACCTAGCAAAGATAATTTAGTAGGAGCAATAAATAGCGTAGTAGAAAGTGGAACTAATTCAAATGGAGACTATATTAAATACTCAGACGGTACTATGATATGTACTAAAAAGGTAAATTTTGTGGGTTTGCAATTTACAATTGCATGGGGCAACGCGTATGAAACACCACCAGTTGATTTAGGAGATTATGCACAAGAATTTGTTGACATCCCCTTAATGTTTATATCATGTGCATATTCAACGGCAGCAGCAGAAGGACTTATTAATACCAAAACTGGTTATGGAAGCGTTGTATTCTATAGACCAATAAGAACCGATGCGGAAACCTATAGTTATACTTTTTATTTAATGGCAATAGGTAAATGGAAATAATGTCAAATATGTAAATACCCTACCATAAAGACTATGTTTCAAATAGTAAAAAGTCCACTAACTCTTATAAAATAAGGCTTTATATGGTGGAGTGGGGGAGTTGTTGACAAAAAGTGTAAACAAAAAATACAGATTAAAAAGGAGGAAATATGATAGGAAGTATAATAGTAGCAGTCTTATCTTTTTTAGGAACTTGTATAGGCTCGTTTGCTGGAATTAAACTAATCAAATATAGAATAGAACAATTAGAAAAAAAGGTAGATAAACACAACACTGTAATAGAAAGAACATATCACCTAGAAGATGATATTAAGTATATAAAAGAAGATATTAAAGAATTGAAAGAGAGGTGTTAATATGAAAGATATATTAATAAGAGCAGGGAAAACATTTATACAAGGCTTTTTAGGAGCCTTGGCAGTAACTTTGCCTAATAGTGATTTTAGCAATATGCAGGTAGTTAAATCTTTATTAATAGGAGCAGTTGCTGGTGGCATAAGTGCTGTAATGAATTTAATAATAAATATGTTAAATAAAAAAGGAGAGTAGGTAATATGGAAGAAATTAAATTAACTGAAGAAATGGAATTAGAGTTAAGCAATGGTAAAGGTGATGAAGTAGATGAGTAAATCTAATTTAACACAAATAGTAGTACCTGCAGATGAGGGAAATTATACTAAAGGTAGAAGCGGTAGAAGTATCGAAGCAATTACTATTCATCACATGGCTGGAAGATTAACTGCAAAACAATGTGGTAGAATATTTCAAGCGAAAGGCAGATATGGTAGTTCTCACTATGGTGTTGGTTATGATGGCAGTATTGCTAATTATGTTGATGAAGAAGATACTGCTTGGACTAATAGTAATTGGGATAGCAACTGCAAGTCAGTAACTATTGAAACATCAGATAATGATAATTCATGGTATGTTAATGACATTACTTTAAATGCACTTATTAAATTAGTAGCAGATATTGCCAAAAGAAGAAATTTAGGAAAATTAGTACCAGGAAAGAACTTAACTTGGCATAGTATGTTTACTAATACTACTTGCCCTGGAGATTATTTAAGAAGTAAAATGCAATACATCGCTGATGAGGCTAACAAAATTAATAATGAAAGTACATCAAATGAAGTTAATGTTTATTATATGGCTAGAACTCAAAAGCATGGTTGGTTAAAAGAAGTTAAAAATCTAGAGGATTATGCAGGCTGGGAGAATAGCCCTATAACTGGACTTGCTATTAGAGTAGATAAAGGAAGCATTAAGTATAGAGTGCACATAAAAGAAATTAAAGATAATAATGGAAATATAATAGTTAAAGGAAGATGGCTTCCTTATGTTACTGGTTATAACATAGGAGATAAGAAAAATGGCTATGCTGGTAATGGCAATATTGTTGATTGTGTAGAATGCTACTACTATACCCCTAATAATATTAGACCATACAAAAAAGCAAAATATAAAGTTAATAACTATTCTTATCAATATGATAATGAAAAGACTAATGGTCAAGATGGCTATGCTGGAGTATATGGAGTTATTGCTACTAAGTTTCAAATAACAATTGAATAAAGATGTTAAGATAATGCTTAAAATCTACAAAACAAAAGAAAGAGATTGGCTAGGGTATAAGATATATAGAAATACACCTTTAACAAGACATCATATATTTAAAAAGGTATATGGTGGGGAAGATAACATAAGCAATTATGCTCTATTAATAGAAAAATCTCATGAGGACTTGCATAGAATTGAAAGAATAGATTTACAAGCATATAATGAATTAAATAATTTATTTAGAGAATTAAATGAAAGTATGCAACCTCCAAATGAAGAATATTACCAAAATGTAGGTAAAATATTAAAGAGAGTTAAAAAAAATTAACTCTTTTTTCTTTATTTTATAAGAGTTTATAAAGAAAATGTAAAAAAATTTAAAAAAATTATTAAAATGTATTGACAAATGTAAATACACTATGTTATAATAATATTGTAATTAAGGAAAGGAAGAGATGAAAATGAAAAGATATATAAATGAAAAAGGAGCAATAATTATTGTAATAGAAAGAAATGAAAAATATGTTACATTTCAATTTGAAAATGGTTATGCAAAATGTGTTTCAAATGAAGCATTTAATAATATGATTAAATTAAACAATTATAAGGAGAATAAATAAAATGAAAAGAGAAATAAAAAAGGTTGAAAAATTAGTAAATAAAAAAGGTTATATACCAGTATTAAGTGGTAATGAGATAGTATTCGTTTACAATAAAATGACTGGTAAAGAATATACACCTAAGTATAGTTTAATGATAGGAGGTGAATTATAATGAGAACATTAAAAGAAATTAAAGAATATTTAAAAAATGCAAAAACAGAAGAATTAGTTAGCAAAAGAGGAAATAAATATCAAGTAGTAAAAGTAAACAAAAAAATATTAGATAGAATATTTGATTTTAAAAGTTTAAGAAAATCAATACATTCGGTAAATGATAAATATATATATCCAGTTGTATGGTTTGAAAAAGGCAAAAAAATAGAAGTAATAGTAATGGAGGAAAAATAATGAAAAAGATAATCGTACCATTAGGTAATGCATTAGGACTATTTGCAAGTGCAGGAGTAATACTTAAATATATGTATATGATACTTGTATATCCATTTATAAGTAAGGAATTAACAACATTAACATGGTTTGGAGTATTTATATTAGTATTAGCAATTGAAGTATTTGTATTAAATTATAATTACTTTAAGAAGAAATTTAGATAGTGGAAAGGGAGAATAAAGATGAAAAAGAATAAAGAGGTAATGACTAGAAAAGGTTATAAAAGAAAAAAAGAAATAAACAAGGCTTGGGTTAAGGTTAAAAAGGTTTTGATAATATTTTTTATAGGTTTTATGTGTGGGCTTGTATATAGCAACTTATTTATATGCTCAGACTTAATTGTTAAAGCAGAAACAAACGAAAACAAAGAAGTAATACAAATAGACCAAGAAGAAGAAAAGTCTCTTAAAACGCAAAAAAATGCCGAATTAGAGAGTTTGGAAAAAATAGAAGAATTATCGAGCGAGTGTACTTTAGATGAAGTATCTTGCAAAATTAAGAAAGTAGCACAAAATTATGGTGTTGATTGGAGATTAGCAATCGCTATATCAATGCACGAAACAGGCAAATATACATCGGTAGCATTTAATGATAATAATAATGTAGGTGGCAACTTTAGAAATGGCTCATTAATGGTATTTGAAGATTTAGATAAAGGAATTGATTTCTTTATAAGTAATTTAAAGACAAAGTATATAGATTTAGGATTAGATACTATCGAAGAGATTAGTGTTAAATATGCTCCTATCGGAGCAGAGGACGACCCAAACAACCTTAATCAATATTGGGTAAGTGGTGTTACAAAATATTATAAAGAATTAGGAGGGAAATAATGGAAGAATTTAAATTGAACTTTTACTTTAATTTGTATAAAGATAAATGTTTACCTAATAGAGATACATTTAGAAAGAATTTTAAAAAAGAACATGGAAATTTCAAATATTTAGAAGAATTGATAATAGAAATAGAAAAATATCAGATAAAGAAATATGGCTGTACTTTACCTAATGATATGTTTGTTAAAGTAAAAAGCAAAGAAGAATGTGATAGATTAAAAAGAGAGGAAATAACAAGAAAGAAAAGGAGGTTTAGATGATGAACGAAGTCTATATCAATTTAAAAGATATTAATAGTGGTGTATTAAATGATATATTTAAAAATCAAGATTTAGTATCTATTGAGGAATTAGTTGATAAATTAGAAGATTATTATGCAGATATAGAAAAAAAGCAAGAACAAATAGATGATTTGAAAGAATATAAAAATCAATATTGTGAATTATATAACAAATATTGTAGATAGGAGATAATATGAGAAAGAAAACAAAAACAAAATCATTAAATATTAGGCTTTCTGAATGGGAGTTTAATGAATTAGAAAAAGCAACAAAAATGACAGGACAAAGTAAGACATCATTCATAGTAATGGCTATGCTTGAAAAAGCACAAAAAATAAAAGGAGGCAAAGATGATGAATAAAGAAGAACTAAAAGAATTAACAGAAAAAACTTTTGAAATATTTGATTGTAATAATACAAAGGAATTAAAAAATAATTTATATGATGTTTGCATAAATAATAAACAAGAAAAAATAAAAGATTTTGCAGAACTCATTGATTATGATTTTGAAACAGATTATTTGCAAAAAATATATCAATATTATGAAGCAGATAGAGATAATAAAGGACAAGATTATACACCAAAAAGTCTAGCAAAATTGGTTTCAAAATTATCTTATGACGAAAATGAAAGTGAATGTTTAGATATGTGTTGTGGTAGTGGTGCATTAACAATTCAAAAATGGAACAATAATCATAATTTAAAATTTATTCTTGAAGAATTTGATGAAAATGTAATACCTTTTTTACTATTTAATATGATGTTAAGAAATATTAATTGTGATGTTAGACACAAGGATGTATTACAAAACGAAACATTTCATCTTTATAAAATAACTAAACAAGATGAATTTGGTAATTTAGAGGTTTTAAAATGAAAGTATGTATAAGCAATCCGCCATATAATTTAAAATGGCAACATCCTATATTTGCACAAATTCAAGATAGATTTAAAGAAACAGTTGTTCCACCACAAAGTAATTCTAATTTTGCATTTATTTTAACTGCTTTAAATGAATGTGAAAAATCATGTTTTATATTGCCTAATGGAATATTAACAGGTGGCACTAAAGAAGAATTAGAAATAAAAAAATATATAATAGAAAAAAATTATTTGGAAGCAGTAATTACTTGCCCTAATAAGATGTTTGAGGCAACATCAATACCAGTATGTATTATGCTATTTAATAAAAAGAAAACTACTTCTAAAATTGTTATGATTGATGCGACTAATTTTTGCAAAAAGGAAGTTAGAGAACAAAGAGGACAATTTGGAGGAGAATCTCATGAAAAAAGAATTTATAAAAAAGAAATAAATATTTTTACTGAAGAACAAATAGAAGAATTATATAAAATAGTTAAAGGACAAATAGAAAAAGATAACTTTAGTAAATGTATAACTATTGAAGATATGAAAAATAATGATTATAATCTTTCTCCAAATGGATATATAAATATTAATTTTGAAGAACAAAAAACAAGAAAATATGATGATATTGTTAATGATTTAAATAGAGTTATAAAACAAAAAAATTGTTTAAAATTAACTATTAATGAAACAATAGCAAAAAGTATTGGAATAGATAAAGTTTTAGAAAATATGAAAGAAAATCAAAAATGTAGTGAAGAAATGAGTAAAATATTGCAAAAATTAAATTTAAATATTGAAAAAGAAAATTTCTTATCTTTATCAAAAAATAAAAATGAAATTAAATTTGAAAATAATAGTAAAGAACAAATAAGTGAAATATTAATGCTTATTATGAATAATTGGAAAGTTATGATTTATCATTTAAACAATGAAGAAAATAGATATTTAATAGAATTAAGAGATAAATTATTACCAGATTTAATGGATGGTAAAATAAATTTGGAAGATATAGTAATTGAAGAAGGAGAAAGTAATGAATAAAGAACCTAATATATATTCATTTTATGATGAATGTTATGTTTATTATGGAGATTATAAACAATTACAAGAAAGAATAGATAAAGCAATAGAATATATAGAAAAACATTCTTTCTTTGTTGAAGAAACTGGATATAATAAAAAAATTGGTTATCCAATAGAAACATACAATGCACAAGAAATTCTAGATATATTAAAGGTGGTAAGATAAATGGAAGAAAAATTATTCTTATTTAATCCTTTTAACATAAAAAACATAAATGAAAAAGAACTTGCTAGTATGTATCAAGAAGTATTTAAAAAGATTGTAGATGAACCCAATTCAATGTATTTATATGCTCATAACATAGAGGTTTATTCTAATCTTAATTACATAATAGGAGAAGTAATAGCAAGACTTACTAAAGACATAATAGAATTAAAAACACAAATAGAAATAGACAAAGCAATAAAAACAACCGAAGAAAGAAAGAATTGGAATACCGAAAGAGATGGTAAAGCACCCGCTATGGCTTATTTCGAGGCTCTAGGAACTCGTTTCTGCAAAGATAGTATAAATAGACTAGCAGACAAAGAATGCTCGTTAAAAAGGTTTAAAAATGCTTATACAAGCACAGAAAACAAAATTAATGCTCTAAAAAAGAAGTTAGAAAGTATAAAGTTTGAAGAGTTTAATAATTGATATTGATTTATTTAAAAAAATAATATATAATTAATATAGGTGCAAGAAAAAAAGATTTGATGATGGGCAGGTATCTTGCACCTTATAAACCTACCTATCGTCAAGTCTTTTTTTCATAGCCTAGAAAGAGGTGTAAAGTGGAAGATAATAAGAGGGCATTTAAAGGAATATGGATACCAAAAGAGGTATGGGAAAGCAAAGAATTAACACTTCAACAAAAGGTAATGCTAGTAGAGATTGATAGCCTTGATAATGAAAAAGGCTGTTATGCTAGTAATAAATATTTTAGTGAATTCTTTGGTATAAGTAGTGGAAGAGTATCACAAGTAATTAATGAATTAATAGATAAAGGATATTTAAATGCAGAATATATTAAAGAAGATAATCAAATATTGGGAAGAATATTAAAAATACAAAGTCCACCATATCCAGTAAAGGTATTTAGAAAATTAAATAGGGGGTATTTAGAAAATGATGAGGGGGGTATTAAATATTCTAAAGGGGGGTATTTAGAAAATTATAAAGATAATAATATAATATATAATAATATAAATAATAATAATAATATATATGATTTCTTACAAAAAGAATTAGGAAGAACTTTATCGCCTATCGAAATTGAAAAAGTAAAAGAGTGGGAAGATAATGAACTTACTAGATATGCAGTTAAAGTTGCTATATTAAATGGTGCTTATACTATTAATTACATAGATACTATAATTTATAATTGGCAAAAATTAGGAATTAAAAGTGTAAGCCAAGCACAAGAAGAAACTAAAAGACATAGAGATAAAAAAATAAGTAAAAAAACAGATTATATGCCCGAATGGTTTGATGTTGATATAAAAAAAGAAGAAGTAGAAATTAATGAAAACAACGAAATGGAAAAATTATTAAAAGATTTTAAATAAAAATGTAAAACACAATTGACAAAAATTAAAATAGGGTGTATAATTAAGAAGAAAATGAAAGGAGAACAAGGAAAATGAAAGAAATAAATATTAAATTAATGAATATTCAACAAGAATTAAAAGCACCAAAAGGACAATACAATGATTTCGGTAAATATGCTTACAGAAGTTGCGAGGATATATTAGAGGCAGTAAAACCTTTATTAAAAAAAGAAAAGTTAGTGTTAACAATAAGTGATGAACTTCAATATATAGGAAATAGATACTATATAAAAGCAACAGCAACACTTATTGATACTGAAAGTGAGGCAACTATAAGTAATAGTGCTTATGCAAGAGAAGAAGAAACAAAAAAAGGAATGGATGGAAGCCAAATAACTGGAGCAAGTAGTAGTTATGCTCGAAAATATGCCTTGAATGGTTTATTTGGAATAGATGATAATAAAGATAATGATACTACTAATATTCAAAATAAAGAAGAAAAAGAAGATAAAAAGGCAAGCCCTAAGCAAATAGAACTTATACAAAAATATTATCAAGGCGAAAATTTAACAAAATTATTAGAAGTAAATAACCTTGAAAATTTAGAAGATATGTCTATTAATAAGGCAAGTGAAATATTAAGTAAATTATTTGCAAAAAAGG